GGGAGTTGCCGGATTAGTTGGCGTTTCGAAGCAGACCATTTACGATTGGCAGGAAGCAAACCCTCAATTTCTTGACTCCAAAAAAATAGGCATTGAAAGAGCAAGGCTTTTTTGGGAAAGATTGGGGATTGAAAATATCATCAACAAGGAAACAATGGTCCGGGACGAAGACGGCAATATTCAGCAGACCAAAACCTCTTTAAATTCAACGGTTTGGATTTTCAACATGAAAAACCGCTTTAAAGACGAATGGAAGGATCGCCACGAAATCGAAACCACGCCCCAACAACTTACCGTCACCATTTCCGGAATTGAACCTCCACCAGGGGAATAATACATTTGTGCTAACTTTTATCCGGGCCAAATTAGCATAACAGATAAAAAGTGAATGAACTTCAACTTTCAACGGAACTTTTGGCTGAAGTGGTATTGGCCTTTCATCGAACCACTTTACACAGTTGAGGGGCATTTTGGAACCAGGGCATCAGCAAAATCTCACAACATTGCCCGAAAGCTAATTTACCATAGCTTTAAGCCGTATCAATTCAATGTAATTCACTCCCGAAAGGTTTATGGCGACATTGAAGGAAGCACATTTAAGCTCCTGACCGATCTGATTTACAAGTATTTCCCGAATGACTTCATAATCAAGAAAGACCACTTCTTTATCCAAAACAAGCACACAAAAAACTGGTTCCGGGGTCTTGGTATGGATAAGCCCGAAAAGGCAAAGGCAGTTGAAGGTGCGAATATTGCATGGATGGAAGAAGCCAATCAGTTTGAGGAAGCTGATTATGATTTCATTTCAACAACTATCCGGGGCGAAATTGGAACGCCGGTTTCAATGATTTTATCATGGAACCCGGAAAGCCAGAACCACTGGCTGTTTTCGGAATATCAAAGGAAGAAAGACCTTGCAAACCATGTTTTTTACAAGTCCACCTTTTATCAGAACTATGCCATTGATCGGGAGGAGTTCCATAATAGGCTCCTAAGAATCAAATCAAAGGGCAAAGAAGGAGAACGCAGATACAAGGTTTGGGCTGAGGGGGAATGGGGAATTGAGGATATGGATTATAGGTTTGCGTATGGTTTCAATCCTGAGATTCACGTAAAACAGGCAAAGATTAAAGCGGTCAAAGAACTACCTCTTTACCTGTCCTTTGACTTTAACGTAACCAATACCTGCGGGGTACAGCAGTTTTTGAAAAATGGACCGGGGGCCAAATATTACGCCACAATAAACCGGATCAGGACTTATCGAATTGGTGACCTGGGTGCGTTATGCGATACGATCTTGGAAGACTTCAAAGGCTTTGAGTTCATAATCAATGGGGATGCTTCAGGAGGGAACCGGAGCGCATTTAGCCAGGACAACATAACTGCATACCAATTCATCAAGAAACGACTTCGGGTCAATGACTTTGCCATTCAGGTTCCTCCGGCCAACCCTTCGCATATTGCATCAAGGGCTGTTACAAATCTGGTGCTTCAAAATTGTTTGGTCCAAATTGCCGAAGAAAACGACTTGCTTATTGAAGATTCAAAGCTGGCAGTTGTGGATCGAAATGGCAGTCTGGATCCTTGGAAGAACAAAAACCCGAACCTTGGGCACAGCTTTGACGAATGGCGTTATTTCCTTTGGGCCAACTTCAACGAAATTTCTTCCATGATTGATTTGTAATATTGTTGCAAAAGATTATACATTTGCAAAAATCAGAACCATGAGCTGTTTACCACCATACATTGTCCAGGCTTCTTTGCCGAATTGCGCAGACGACCTGATTGTTTATTTGCCGCCTGATTATGCGGAGCCGGTTGTTGATGTTTTTATTGTCGGTGGTGCTGGATATGTTGTAAGAGAGGAATTAAGTGTTGAAGACGGTAACTGGGTGAACATTGACTTGACTTCAATTTCATTTCCAGAAGGGTTTCTAAATACATTTGGTGGTCCTTATACCATCCATTTCCAAAATCCGGACTCAAATCAATTCCTGCAATTCACCGCAAAAGACGGCACTGTTACCGATTCGATTCAGTTCAGCGTTGGCAATTTTACGCAGACAGAAACACCTTTTATCAACGCCTTTACGGATGTAGTTCCTGCGGGGTATGGGTCTTAAATAAAACAGAACAATGAAAAAACTACTCACCACCTTAATTCTTTTGGCTTCTATTGCTTCCTGCCAGAAAACTGACTTTGTCGAATACCGTGTAACCGGCATCACAAAGAAAAACTCCTTTGCCTGTGAATATGCCCTTTATGCCGGACAAGGGAAGCCTACCATCTATATTCAGGACGAATGTGGAAAGTACAAGATCAATCAGGTTGTTTTTAAGATGGAGGATTAACTACCTTTGATTTATGAAAACTAAAAAATACTGCTCAAGCTGCGGTAAGCCCGGAACCAAGAAGCCAAGACGGCCAAGGAAGTAATGCACATCATTCTTGATGGTGTTTCCTGTGCTTTGTTTGCTTGGTTCTTTGCGTATTGCATCGACAACGTGCCGTACCTGAAATGGTACGGTTTTTTGCTTTCTAAACTACCCGAAAACCTTTCAAAGCCTCTGGGTTTTTGCCCTTATTGCTTTGCGCCCTGGTTTTACATTTTAACCCTATTTTTGCCCAATGAAATTATTCAAGTGGCTTATGCCTTCGGCTGGACCTACGCAGCCAGTTGTGTCTTCGATAAATTCATCAGCACCGACACCTAATTACCAGGGGGTACTTGACAAAAAGCACTGGCACAAGGTGGAATTTGCCTTCACAAGCGGAGGCGTAAATTATTTTTGCTGGAATCACGACATCCAAATTCCAATCGAACGCATGGTGGCCGCAAAAGAGGTGTACCACGAAGCCGAATGGAGGCTAACACCGGCTTTGGTTCAAAAAGCCTTTTCTGAAATTAACCAGATCCTTTTTTCAACCAAATACAAAGACGAAGGTAAGCGTAAAGAAGAAATAAGCCGGATTTCGGTTCTGGTTCTGGAGCGCATGAACCTTGCTTTTCATCCTTCGATGGAATTGAAGTTTTCATCCGTTGTTTACTTTGATGAGGTCGAAAACCCATTTACCTACGACTACCCCTACGCAACCAAGAAAATCGAACATTGGCTGAAAAACGGGGATGTCCCTGCTTTTTTTTTGCAAACGCCAGAGGCCAAATTGATTCCGGGTGGAGCCGAATTGCAAAAGATTTCTCAAGATTTTTTGAAAAGCCTAAGCATGGAAACCACTCTGAACGTGGCATTGATGGAGATGTTGGATACTACGGAGAAGGAATTACCCGATTCCGCCAAAGACTTGCGGAAAATATTAGCTTTGCAAAGGCAAATGGAATCGACCTTGAAAAACTTGGCGACAGGTCTGCATGGGAGTTCTATTTCCTGAAGGAAGAATACTTCCAGGCACTTGAAAAGGCAAAGCGCAATGGTAAAAAGTGAGCACTTTATCAAAGAATCAGATTGTCGTTGAATACGTTGTTCAGGACGACGATGTAAAACAGGTTGTTCAGGGCATGAACACCTTGACCGCCAAGGAAAAGGAAGCCCTGGCTGAACTACGAAAGTACAACGACCAACTTAAAAAGACCGGATCGGAAGGAGGCAAAGCCGTGGATCAGGTTTCCGGCAAGTTCGGGAATATGAATTCTACCGTCGGGAACCTTGGCAAAACGATTGCCGGTGCTTTTGCGGTCAGTACAATAATTGCGATGGCGAAACAAATATACACCACCACCGCAGCCTTTGAAGGACTTAGAACAACCATTGACTACGCAACTGAGGGTCAAATGGCTAACGGAAAAGCCTTTCAGTATTTAACCAACTTGGCAGAAAGATATGGTAAAGACTTGCAATCTCTGGCAGGGACATATTCCTCTTTTACTGTATCGTCTAATCTGGCTGGTATAAAACTGGCAGAATCAAATAAAATATTTGAAGCCGCTGTAAAAGCATCCACGGCACTTGGGAAATCGAATGAGGATACTAATGGTATTTTATTGGCGTTTTCTCAGATTGTTTCAAAGGGAACAGTTCAGGCTGAAGAACTCAGGGGTCAAATTGGAGAAAGGATTCCAGGTGCGTTTAACCTTGCTGCGAAGGCAATGGGAGTGACAACTCAGGAACTTAATAAAATGCTGGAGCAGGGGCAGGTTCTTTCAACTGATTTCTTGCCAAAGTTTGCAGTTGAATTAGAGAATGCGTTTGGCGATGCGGCCAACAAAAAGATGAATAGCCTGACGGCTACCCTTGGACGTTTTACAACTGCATGGAGTCGTTTTTTAGAATCACCTGCAATCAGTAAGTATCTTGCCGATACACTTAATCTGGCCACAGTTTCTCTTGAAACCATCAGGAAGGCAACTCTTTCCAAAACTGAAAAAAAGGCCGAAGATTTGGCAAGAGTAGAAGCCAATATCACAACAAACCTAAAAAACGAATTGCAGGAGCGATTGAATGCTGTTCGTAAAAACATTAACAAGAATGCCACAATGGATCAGGTGGTTTTGCAGAAGTATGCAGAAACTCTTGAATATCAAAAGAAAATGGAGGCCGAGGTTGTTAATCAAAAGATAATTACGGCAGGATCTTGGAACAAAGTAGCTTTAAAACAGGCTCAGGATAATTTAAATTATGCCAATATTGTTTTAGATGCTCTTGAAAAGGAGGTGAATGGGTTTAAAGTTACTAACAAGGTAAAAAAAGAACTGACCGAAAAAGAATTAAAAGCCCTTGCAGATGCGGAAAAGAAACGGATGCAAGCGTTAGAAAAAGAATACCAAAGGAAGGTTGAACTCCTCGAATTAGACAAGCAGATCGCAGCCGAAAAGATCAAACAAACCGTTTCAGTAGACGGTCAAAAGATAGCTATGATGGAATTGGAGTTTGCCACCAATTTAAAGCTACTAAAGGTTTCAAAAGAGTATGCAGACAAAAATGTAAAACAGGCGAAGGATCAGGCAAAAATAATTCCGGCAATTGTTAAGACGCAAAACCAAAAAATCACACAGGCGTATATTGATGAAGGTATTAAGGAACGAGAGGCAAGGGTAGACGGAGAAGATCAAACGCAAAAGGCCATTTATGATGCTAAACTAAAAGCCATTGAAAGAAATAAGGTTCTTCAGGAAACTATTATCGGTGACGAAAAAATAACCGGGGTGGACCCTGAAAAAGAAGCCTTTATAAGAAGTGAAAAACTGATTCTAAATCAAATCAATGCGAATGATCAAATAATGGCAGCAAATGACGAGGCGGCTAATAATGGGGTTGAATCGGCATTGAATGCAAATGATAAGATTCTTGCAGATAACGCAAAGCTATATCGTGAACTAGCAGAACTTAGAAAAAAGGACGTTGAAGATCGCAAAAAGAAAGATGCTGAAATAGTTCAGGCATCGGCTCAGGTTGCCTCTCAATTATTGGATGGGTTTATGAACCTTCAAGCACAAAGGACGCAAAACGAACTTACTGCCTTATCTAAAAGGTACGATGCTGAACTCCGTCTGGCAGGGGATAATTCTCAAAAGGTAAATGAACTGAATGAGAAACGTAAGCAGGAAGAAAAGGAAATTAGAATAAAACAATTTAAAGCACAACAAGCCGCAGCAGTTGCAGAAGTAACATTCCGTGTCGCTCCTATCATTGCACAACAAATTGCAGGTGTTATTACGGCTCCATTAGCAATTGCTAGTTACGCAGCCGCAGCAGCTCAGATAGGGTTCATCCTCGCCCAACCAGTCCCTGAATTCCGGGAAGGAACAAAAGGAAAAGCCTACCAAGGTAAAGCCATTGTCGGTGAAGAAGGATCCGAACTTGTGGTAACCCAATCCGGGAAGGTGTATAAAACACCATCCACGGCAAGTTTGGTCAATCTATCTGAAAAATCCCATGTAATCCCTGCGCCACTGACTGAGAAAATCCTTTCCGGGAAGTATGAGGTCAATTCAAGTGCAGACTATTTACCCGGGCAGATTGTCGCACGATTGGAGTCCATTGAAGGAACTTTGAGGGGATTACCCTTTACCAATGTCCAATTAGACCGCGAGGGATTCTTTGTCTACCAAGAACAACGGGCCGCTAAAACCAAAAGATTGAATTCAAAATTCAAAAGCCCGATGTTGAGATAAATATTTGTTGCAAAAAAGTTTGACTTTCTGGCTTCTTTGTTTACTTTTGTTGCAAATTAAAACATTCAACAAAATGGCAAAAAAGACAGAAATCAAAAACATGGTTCAGTTAAGGGATTCTCTTTTGGAAACCTATAACCAACTGAAAGACGGGGAAATTGGCACGAAGGAAGCCAAGGAAAGCAGCAACCTTGCAGGAAAGATTGTATCAACTGTAAAGGCCCAAATGGAGTATTACACCATGACAAAGGCTGACGGCAAAATAACTTTCATGGAATGTTAAAGGATGTTATTCGACACTTATTTTTCTTAAAAGAAAAAGGGTGTACCAATTTTGTGATAACCCTGACTTGTCGGGGTTATCATTTTGGCAAACAAAGTTTTAATGTAGTTTGTTCCTTT